GAAATTGAGAAACAAAAAACAGCCGATAAGTTAAAAGAACTTGAATTACAAAAGCAAGGGGCTATGGCAGCCCTTGATGCAGTTGCAGGTATTATAGATCAAAATAGTGTTGCAGGTAAAGCTATTGCAGTTGCTAAAGCAGTTATGTCTACTTACGAAGGTGCGACAAAGGCTTTAGCTACTTACCCCCCACCATTTGGAGCGATAGCAGCAGCGGCAACAGTTGCAGCAGGTTTAGTAAATGTTAAAAAGATTGTTTCTACTAATATACCTTCAGCAAGGGGTACTGGAAGCGTAAGCGGTGGAGTATCTGCACCAAGTATTTCAGCAGGTGCGCCAATGGCTCCACCTCAGCCAGAAGCAGCTACTACTAATATTAGCGCACAATCTATTAATGCTTTAGGCAATCAAGCAACGAGAGCCTATGTTATAGAAAGCGATGTAACAAGCAGCCAACAACGTATCGCAGCTATTCAGCAACGTGCAAGGTTTGGTTAAATGATAACAATTTAAAACACTTAATATTTAAGATTATGGACTTACCTGTTTATTTATTAGACATTAGCGAGGATATGAATGACGATGCCGAGGTCGATTATGTGGCACTCGTAGACAAACCTGCTATTCAAAAGAATTGGAATGCCTTTAAAAATCAACAACGCTTTGAAGTGGTTAGCGAAGACAAGCGTATTATCTCTGGTCCTCTTATGTTGGCTGATATGCCTATTTTTAGGAGTGATGCTACTTATGGCGATTACTATGTGGTCTTTTCTAAAGACACTATATTCAAGATTGCGCAAAAGTTTTTCAAAAGAGGCTACCAATCAAACGTAAACTTGATGCACTCCCCTGACCAACAAGTAGAAGGTGTAACAATGTTTGAAAGCTTTATTACAGATCAAAGCAGAGGTATACAACCAATGAAAGGGTTTGAAGATGCACCGGACGGCTCGTGGTTTGGCTCGTTTAAAGTAGATAACGAAGGCGTTTGGAATGATGTTAAAGAGGGTAAATTTAAAGGCTTTAGCGTAGAAGGGTTGTTTACTTACAAGACAAAGCCGACCAAAGAACAAGAACTTATGAATGCAATAAAGGAAATATTGCAACGGGTTAAATGATAAACAAAATCTTTTATTAATATTTAAACAAAAAGAATGATGAACGCAAAAGATGCAATTATGCAAATTAGGGCTTTATTCGAAGATATGCCACAAGTAGAGGCTCCGGCTCCTATTGAAGCACCTATCGAAGAGGTACCTGTTACATTCGCGGAATATAGCCTTATGGACGGAACGAAGGTTATGATTAGCGAATTAGCTATTGGCGGTGTAGTTACTTTAGCTGACGGAACACCTGCTCCAACTGGCGAACACCAATTAGCAGACGGCACTAAAATTGTTTTAGACGAAGCCGCTAAAATCTTATCTATCGAAACTCCAGAAGCAGAAGCGGAAATCGCTGACGAAACTCCTGCTGAAATGGGTAAAAAGATGGACGAGAAAATGGCAGACGAAATCGCTGCTTTAGTTTCTGAAAACGAAAATCTTAAAACGCAAGTAGCACAATTAGAGGCAAAAGTTAAGAATGGCTTTAGTCAAGTAGCTGAATTAATAGAAGCACTTACAAAGACACCTAACGCTGAACCTATTGCGCAACCAAAAAACAACTTTTCTGCTAACGTAACTACACACGAAATGAAGTACGATAGATTAGAAAAATTTAGAAACGCTTTATTAAACAAATAAAAATAAAATAAAATGGGATTTGATGTATCTACTTTAGCAAACTATACAAAAGAAAACGAGGCTCTACTTGTAACTTCATCTGTATTGGGTGCAAAAACCGCTACTCTTATTAAGAGTGCCGGAAATATTATGATTGGCGTTAAGAGTTCAGAGAAGATAAATCTGATGGAAACAGACGCTATCTTCCAAGATGGTGCTTCTTGTGGCTTTAATGCTTCTGGTTCTACAACTTTCACTCAAAGAACTGTAACTCCTGGTAAAATTAAAGTTAACGAAGCTTTATGTGTGAAAGATTTAGAGTCGAAGTATCTTCAAAAAGCGCTTCCAACAGGCACTCCATATGATACTATGCCTTTTGAACAAGAGTATACTGAAAAGAAAGCTAAGACAATCGCTGCACAATTAGAAATTGGTTTATGGCAAGGCGACACTTCAAGTGTCAATGTTAACCTCAACCGCTTTGACGGGCTTGTAAAATTAATAGCAGCTGCTTCAGGTGTTGTTGCTGCAAACGCTTCTACTTTTATTTCAGGCGCTCCTTTATCTTCTATTACTGCTGCTAACGTAATTAGCATCTTTGATGGTGTTTACAGAGCAATCCCTGCAAAAGTTGTAGCTGCTGACGATATGACTATCTTCTGTGGTCAAGATTTATTCCGTACTTACACTATTGCTCTTAAGAATAGCGGTTCTTTCAATTACCAAATTGATGTTAAAGCTGATAGCGAATTTGTATTACCAGGTACTACAATCAAAGTTATTGCAGTTGCAGGTCTTAACGGAACAAACAAAGTTTACGCTATGCGTTTAAGCAATATGTTCTTGGGTACAGACCTACTTAATGGCGAAGAAAAATTCGAGGTGTTTTATGCCAGAGAGGCGGATCAAATTAGATTTGTAAGTGAGTTCAAAATGGGCGTAAACATTGCGTTCCCTGACGAAGTTGCTGCATTTGTTCTTGCATAATTTATCGGGTAGGTTGAAATATACCTACCCATTTTTTAAACTAATTAATTTCTAAAATATGCCTTGCGCTTTAACTCAAAATTACTCCCTTGATTGCAAAGATTCATTGGGCGGAATTACTGAGGTTTATTTCATAGCAGAAGCAGATGTAACTTCTACAACAGAAGCAAGTGGTGTTATTACCGCTTTAGTAAAAGCATCTGGCAAGAGGTTCTATAAGTACGAACTTGTAAAAGGCACTTCTCAATTAGTTGAGAATGTTAATGCAAACGTGCAGAATGGAACTATCTTTTATGCTCCTGAATTGACCATAGTATTAAACAAATTACAAGCTAATACAAGAAACGAAATCTTGTTATTGGCTCAAAACACTTTAGTAGCAGTTGCCAAAGATAACAATGGCGCATTCTGGTACTTAGGTAAAACAAGAGGCTTAGACCTTACCGCAGGTAGTGCAGGTACAGGAACGGCTGACGGAGACAGAAGTGGTTACACTTTAACTTTTACAGGTGCAGAACCTGCTCTTGCTCCAGCAGTTAATTCTACTGTTGCATCAGCTTTATTGACTCCGGGAACTTAGGTTGTTTTGGTTTTGTATATAGATGCCCTCGGACTTAATTGTTCGGGGGTTTTTTATTTTGCAAACAATCGCATTACTTTATATTTATAGTTGTGATAAGATTAATTAAGGGGCAAACCCAAAACATAATACTTACCTTGACTGAGAAGCAGCTTTTAACAAGCCCGAACTATCTATTTATTTTTGAGAATAGATCAACAAACACGGACATCAAATTTGTAAGGCTTAACAATACAGATATAAGCGCATATAAGGATAGGTACAACGAGTTCACTATTGTAGTTAATAGCTTCTTTAATACGGCTTTAAACGGGCAATATACCTACACAATCTACGAGCAGACAAGTACTACCAACACAAACCCGACGGGCTTAAACTTGCTTGAAACAGGCATTATGGAACTCGAGGGTACAACTATATCATTCACAGAATACGAAACAACAAGCACATTCACAATTAGACAATAATGGAAATACAAGTATTGACATTTGCCGAGGCAAAGCAACCGGAATATAAAGAGAAAAAAGGCGAAGGGTATATGCAGTATGGTCAAAATAATGACTATCCTCAATACCTATTAGACCTTTTTAACAAGTCAGCAAAGCACAATGCTATCGTAAGAGGCAAAGTGAACTACATTGTTGGTAATGGTTGGGCAGGAGAGCAGCCTATTGTTAAGCAAGTTAATAGAGAGGAAACTTTAAATGATCTAACTAAAAAGGTTGCTTTAGATATTGAACTATTTGGTGGTGCTTATATTCAAGTTATTTGGTCTGTAATGGGCGAACAAATCGCTGAGTTATGGCATTGTGATTATACAAAGATTAGAACAAACAAAGACAACACTCAATTTTGGTATAAAGAAGATTGGAAGGCTACACGCAATCAAGAAAAAGCTGAGATATACAATGCGTTCAATCCTAAAAACCCTGTAGGTGTTCAAATACTTTATGTAAAAGAATACAGACCGGGTATGAATGTTTATAGCCTTCCGGGTTATTTCGGTGCGCTTAACTACATTGAAAGTGATGTAGAAGTAAGTAAGCACGTTTTAGGTAATGCTCAAACCGGGTTTTCTGCCAGTAAACTTATTACTTTACCAAATGGAGAGCCAAGCCCTGACGAGAAACGTGCAGTAAGCAGACAGTTCGACAATATGTATACGGGTGCAGACGGCAAAAAGTATTTACTTGCTTTTGTAAATGATGCAACAAGAAAGCCTATTGTAGACGATTTGGGTGCGAGTGATTTAACTAAAGAAGATTTTGGACGTGTAGATGAGTTAATACAAAATAACATTTTTAGCGGACACCAGATTACAAGCCCTGACCTTTTTGGTATTGCAGTTCCTGGTCAATTAGGGAATAGACAACAAATGCGTGATAGCTACGAAATCTTTAACAACACTTATATTCGTTACAAGCAAATGCAATTAGAAGGTGTATTTAATATGCTTGGACAATATGCAGGTGTAAC